GGACCGGAGCCGCGAGGCCCCTAAGTCCAAGCTGGCCCGCGACGCCCGCCGGTCGTTCCTGCGCGCCACGGCCCGCGAAAACATCGCCGGGATGATTGCCGACCTCGAGTCCCAGGATCGCGCCGCCATCCTTTGCGACACCCTCGACATGGTCGCGGAAAGCCTGCGCCGGTGTGTCTCCCCGTCTGACGCCATGACCGCCTTCTCAAGCCGGGCGGCTGACATCGGGGCATCCCTGAAACTGCCGAGGGCCATTGCAAGCGCGAGGGCTGAGCAACTGTTCGCCCCGAAGGCTGCGAATGATCGGGGGGAAGGATGACCGAGCTCGCTCCCGCCAGCCTTTCGGCGCTCGACAGCGAGCAGGCCGTCATCGGCGCAGCCCTCTATGACCCGGAGACGTGCGACATCGCTCTGGAGCGACTGCGGCCGGACATGTTCTTCGAGCCGTACCACGCCGCCGCATGGGACCGGATCGCCCTGTCGCGCCGCACGGGTGCGCCGGCCGATGCGGTGGTGGTGACGCAGGCACTGGCTGGCCACCCTGCCGCCGAGGCCTATGGTCCCCGCTATTTCCCCGATCTGGTGGACAAGGCCGTCTTGTGGTCGGTCTCCAGCCACATCGACACCGTCAACGACCGCGCCGTCCGCCGTTCGGTCCAGATGCTGGCCCGTGAAATCGGAAACCGCTGCGAAAACGTGCTGGATGGCTCAGGAGACCTCCTGCTGGCCGAGATGGAGCGAGGGGCCGCAGATGTCGCTAGAGCCTCTGGGAGCGCGTCTCTGGCCATTCCTGCGGGCCTTGACGCCATGGAGATGCTGGAAGCGGCGTGGCGTGGCGACAATCGCGGCGTTCCGATCGGTCTGGAGTGCCTCGACCGTGTCACCTCGGGCATCCGACAGGAGGATGTCTGGGTCATCGGCGCCCGGACCTCCATGGGCAAGTCGGTGTTCGGCCTCAACCTGGCCCGCGCCATCTCCGCGCAAGGCCGGGGCTCAATGGTCTTCTCCCTCGAAATGCCCCGCCGTGAGGTGCAGGCCCGCCTGATCTGTGACCTCGCCTTCGAGCGCCGCCGGGCCTACCCGGACTGTCCGGCCCCGAACGTCCGCTATTCCGACATTCTGCAGGGCCGCGGATCCCGTGAGCAGCGCGGCCTCGCCACGGACGGCGCCCGCGCTTTGGCCTCGCTCCCCATGGTCATCTGCGACGCGGGCGGCCTGACGATTGACGACATCCGCGTCCAAGCTCTCCGCCAGATGCGCGCCTGGGATCGTGCCGGCGTCGCCCGTGGCTGCGTCCTGATCGACCACATCGGCCTGATCCGTCCGGTCAAGAAGGGCGACAGCAAGGCCGCCGACACGGCCGACATCGTCAACGAGCTGAAGAGCCTCGCCAAGTCCATCCGTGCGCCGATCATCGTCCTGTCTCAAGTGAACCGCGGTCCCGAGGGCCGGCAGGACAAGCGCCCGACCGTGGCGGACCTGAACTGGTCCGGCGCCATCGAGCAGATCGCGGACATGATCTGCCTGCTCTACCGCGAGGCCTACTACCTTGAACGCAGCGCCGACCGGGCCGACCGGGACAACGCCGCCTTCGTCGAGAACAAGCTGGAGCTTCTGATCCAGAAGAACCGCAGCGGCCCGACCTGCAACCTCGAGGCGTGGGTCGACGTGGCCTGCAATGCGGTCAGGGACACCGAAGTCACCCAAGCCGACAGGAGCAACCACGGATGAGCGCCCAAGCCACAACCTGGGCCATGAGCCAGCGCGCCGGTTCGCCGCTTTGCAAACTCGTTCTGGTGGCGCTGTCCGACTGGTCCGATATGAGCGGCGCTTGGGTGCTTAACATCCCCAAGCTGGCGGCTTTCGCGGAGACGAACGAGGACACTGTCGAGGATGCGCTTTCGGACCTGACAGCTATTGGCCTCGTCGCGGTTGTCGGAGCCGCAGTCCAGATCGCCTTCGCTGAAGACCGGCCGCTACCCGAGGCCTCGGATCGCACGCCGTCGTGGCGCATCTCCAGCGCCAAGCGATTTGCCGTTTATGCCCGCGACCATCACGCCTGCGTCTATTGCGGCTCGGGCGAGATGCTTTCGCTCGACCACGTCATCCCGCGCAGCAAGGGCGGGCAGGATGGACCTGAGAATCTCGTCACAGCGTGCCAGCCTTGCAACTCGTCCAAGAGAGACCGCGACCTCACCGAATGGAAGGGTCGTCCTCAATGAGCGCGCCGTTCATGCAGCTCTATGTCGCCGACTACCTGGGCGACACGCGGCACCTCACAACCGAGCAGCACGGGGCCTATCTGCTCCTGCTGATGACCATGTGGCGGTCGGAGGGCGTCCTGTCTGATGACCCCGTCAAACTGGCCCGGATTGCCGGCCTGACCGTCGCCAAATGGAAGCGCATCAGCGACGACATTCTAGCCTTCTTCACGCCGTGCGAGGGCGGCTACACGCAGGCCCGCTTGGCGGCAGAACTCACCATTGCTGACGAAAAGTCGGAAAAAAGATCGCAGTCTGGGAAAGCTGGTGCACGGGCTAAGGCATTGAAAGCTAACAAGGCGGCGTCAGCAAATGCTGCACGTTCGCTTAAGCATTCTCCAGAACCAGAACCAGAGAAGAAAGAGGAAGCTAAAGCTTCCTTGTCGCCGAGAGCGACGGAGAAGGCGAAATCGTCCTACCCGGAGGCCTTTGAGGCCGCATGGTCAGCCTACCCCCACGTCAAGGGCCGAAGCTCCAAGCCGGACACCCTCGGCCAGTGGAAAGCCATGAGCCCCGCCGACCGTGAGGCCTTGGCCGCCGCCTGCGACCGCTACCGCCGCGAGGGCAAGGAGCCCCGGATGGACTGCGGCGCCCCGGCGATGGAGCGGTGGCTGAAGCGCGGGCTGCACATACACTGGACCGGGCAGGACGCCCCGGCCGCTGCGAACGGCCCGGTTGACCCCGCCGTCACGGCCCGCCGCCTCCGCCACTGGAGAGATACCGGATCCTGGGATGCCGCATGGGGACCGAAGCCCGACGCAGCCAACGACTCCCCTGCCCCTGCTCAGAGGGGAGCGGCAGCATGAGGTTCGGATCGGTCTGTTCAGGCATCGAGGCGGCATCGGCCGCATGGCATCCGCTCGGCTGGCGAGCGTCCTTCCTGTCGGAGATCGAGGCCTTCCCGCGCTCGGTCCTCGCCCACCATTACCCGGAGACCCCGCTTCATGGCGATTTCACAACGATCAAGGCCGGAGAATACGAGCCAATCGACCTTCTGGTCGGAGGAACACCTTGCCAGTCTTTCAGCGTCGCCGGGCTCAGAGGCGGACTGGGTGACGACCGCGGTAACCTGGCCCTCGAATATCTTAGGCTGGCTGACCGCCTCCGGCCCCGATGGCTGGTTTGGGAGAACGTCCCCGGCGTCCTGTCGTCGAACGGAGGACGGGACTTTGGAGCCATTCTCGGGGGCATGGTCGAACTCGGGTATGGCGTCGCCTACCGAGTGCTTGACGCTCAGTTCCTCGGAGTGGCCCAGCGCCGCCGTCGTGTGTTCGTTGTCGGATACCTTGGAGACTGGCGACGTGCCGCAGCGGTTCTATTTGAGCGCCACAGCCTGTCGGGGAATCCTGCGCCGCGCCGGACTTCGGGGGAAAGACCTGCCCCTACCATTAGCGCGCGCCCTACAGGCGGCGGCGGGCTTGGAACCGACTTCGACCTCGACGGAGGCGTGATCGCCATTCAGGAGCGCGCGGTCTGTGAGAACCCTCTCGCCGGGCCTGACGGGGCCGGGTTCCGTGATGATGGCGCATCCTACACATTGGAGGCCCGCACCGTTCCGCAGGCGGTCGCTTTCGCCCTGCGCGGCAGAGACACGGGGGCCGTGCCGGAGGTCGAAGGCGATGGGGACCGGGCGGGTGCCCTGCGCGCCGCGTCTGGCGGGTCCAGCCGGGATTACATCGCCTTCGATACGACGCAGATCACCAGCGCCGCCAACTACAGCAACCCCAAGGCTGGCGACCCGTGTCATCCTTTGGCCTCAGGTGCTCATCCGCCCGCGGTGGCTTTCGCCCAGAACACGCGCGATGAGGTGCGCGAAATGCCCTACGTCGGGGCACTCGCTGCCGATCCCGGTTCCAAGCAGACCAGCTTCATCCGTCAGGCCTCCGCAGTTCGCCGCCTGACCCCTCGCGAGTGCGAGCGCCTTCAGGGCTTCCCCGACGA